CTCCTTTTACATTTGCTTTTGAACAGGTTGGTACTAACTGTGGATTGATTGGTATGAATGCAGCAGTTGAAGTTGATGGTGCTGCGTACTGGATGTCAGAAAATGGTTTTTTTAGATATACTGGTAAACTAGAATCTATGGACTGTTTGGTAGAAGATTATGTTTATGATGATCTTAACACAACATCTAATCAATTAGTTTATTGTGGTATTAATAATTTGTTTGGTGAAATTACTTGGTTCTATCCAACAAGTACATCTAATGTAGTTAACAGAGCAGTTACATATAGTTATCTAGATTCAACATCTAAAAGACCTATCTGGTTTACAAATGCAAGTAGTTTATTTCCAAGAAGCACATGGGAAGACTCATCTGTATTTGGTTTACCCCACGGAACTAAATACAACGCGGGTGATGATGCATCTTTTGATGTAACAGGAAACACTGACGGTACAACAATTTATTTTGAACATGAAACAGGAGTTAATCAACAAGAAGCGGCAACAGCTGCTGTTGCAATTCCAGCAAATATTACATCTGGTGATTATGATATTACACAAAAAGTTGTAAGAGGAGCTGCTACAAATATGGCTGATTTAAGAGGTGATGGTGAAAATATTATGAGAGTTAGTAGAATTATACCTGATTTTATTTCTCAACAAGGAAACTCTATTATACAATTAGATTTAAGAAATTATCCTAATGATACAGCAGCAAGTTCATCACTAGGTCCTTTTACAGTGTCTTCTACAACAGATAAAGTAGATACACGTGCTAGAGGTAGAGCTATAGCTCTTACAATATCTAATACCGCAGTAGATACTAGCTGGAAACTAGGAACTTTTAGATTAGACATACAAACTGGAGGAAGAAGATAGTGGCAAAAATAGTACAAACATTAACTAGAGCAAGTTCAGAGTATGAAGAAGATGTAGCACAATCACTTGTGCGAGATTTAGATGCTGTGTTAGAAAAATTAAACAG